CCACGAACCACTCGATGACAGATTTAGCAAGTCGCTTGCGATTCCGATACCCACCAAACGTAATGTAACAAGACATAATTTAGTTCCCCAGTGTAGAAAATTAATAAATGAGAAGATGAATAGGAGTTTCTCTGCTCCTGTCATTGATTTAGCGTCCATTTTGCTTTGATAATAATACCTCTAACTTAGCATATGTTGCACCTTTACCTGTTGCCTTGGTGTCATTCTGCATAAGACTCATGAAATACTTGATTTCGTTAGATGAAAAAGGTGACTGATACATGGTGATGTAGTCTGGAGTGATTGTTACCTTCATTATAGCACAAGTTGACACGGTATGCTATCTATACGATCAGTTTGTAAACTGGCATAGTCCTCATGCAACTCACATCCGATATAGTTACGACCATGTTTCTTTGCTACCATACCTGTAGTTCCTGATCCCATAAATGGATCAAGAATTATATCACCACGTTCACTTCCTGCTAGTATACATGGTTCAATCAAGTCAGGTGGAAACACTGCAAAGTGTGCTCCCTTGTATGGTTTATTGGTTATTGTCCAAACATCTCGTTTATTTTTCCGTTCATAAGACTTGGTAAGACCACTATGAGGTTGAAGGCCAGTGCCAGGATTGTGATACTTACCCGCATCGCGGTTCCTTGTTCCCCAGTCTTGCTTGACTGGTTCTTTAATTGCTTCATTGTCATAATAATACTTTTTGTTCTTGGATAATAGAAAGAGATACTCATGTGATTTAGTGCATCTGTCTCGCACTGACTCTGGCATAGGGTTAGGTTTATGCCATATGATATCTTGTCGTAGATACCATCCATCTGCACGTAATGCGAATGCTAACATCCATGGTATGCCTATCAAATCTTTTTCTTTTAGACCATCTAGTTTGTTAGCACGTCTTGCACACTGCTGTGGTTGGTCACGTTCTGTCTTAGATACTGTTTGTTTAACAAGTGCTTGACCTTTGCCAGGTCTATAGTTATAGTAACTATCTCCTATGTTGACCCATAACGTGCCATCATCTGTCAATACATCACGCACTGATCTGAACACTGACACAAGATTGTCAATGAATTGCTCAGGTGTATCCTCTTGTCCTATTTGATTCTCTTCTCCTCCATAGTTACGTAATCCGTAGTATGGTGGACTAGTCACACACATGCGTGCTTTGACATCAATAGTGGGGAGTGTATCTCTACAGTCTCCAAATAATATAGTATTCTTCATTGATAAGACCAGATGGTTCCTCCTTTGTATCCACGTTGTGTGTGCACTGCAGCTAGTTGGAAACCTAACTGAGGCCATGGTTTCTTTGGTGTATCTACACAATAGATCTCTTTGATGCCAAAGTGATGCTGTTTCATCTCACGTATTCTACGTTTTGTAGTATAGTGATTAATAGTAGTCAGATATACTATGTTGTCTGCTATCTCCATACCATGCCATAAAAACTGTTGCATCATAGACCATGGTGGATTAGTTATGATCCAATCTACCTTACGACGATACTGTAAAAAATCTCTGTCCTCTGCTAGTTCACACCAGTCTTTTGTATGTGGATATGTAGCATCATAATTATCATAGAATGCTCCTGTTCCTCTACATGGATCAAGAATTAATCCTGTAGGTTTATAATGTTGTATAATATCTTTTGCAAGATACTCTGGTGTCATGACAATATCTTTGTCAGGAGTGTTTTTAGGTGGACAAAATGCTCTCATAATAATATTTTAACACGAAGATCCAAACCATCCAACTAGAATATACTTGTCCTCGTCTGGAGCAACCACTCCTTTATGCGGATGAGTAACTCCAGATGGAAAAAAGATAGTCTTTCCTGCTACTGCTTGTTCAGTATGATTCATGTATGGAAACTGTGTGCCACCACCGTTATTAATAGTATTCAAATACGTAATGTATCCAATGATTCTGTTACAAGTAGAGTTTGAGTAACTATCAATATGTTCTTGGAAGTAACCACCACCAGGCGGATAGTGTTGAATCTGTGGTAGTCCTAACATCCTCAGTTGATAGTAACCCAAGTGTATACTATCAAGATACTTTTGGCAAGCTTCTTTAATGTGATCAACATAGAGATCTATACCAAACTCATGTGCAGCAAACATAGGTAAGGACTCAAGATACACGTCCTCACTATCCTTAATGGTTTTATCTACAGTGCCCATGCCAATCTTTCCTGGCACAACAAAGTCCATATCTTTGCACATCTTAAAAAGTTCGATACCACCCTCTACAGTTTCTTGAGGACACTCGTATGATCTAATGTATGATGTAAGTTTCATAATAATATTATAACACCCTTGTCAATCGTGTGGATGCTGTAATCTCTTCTCAACCCAATGGTCTTCGTTTGCTATATTTGCTGCTTTTACATATCGTAGGATATGCTCATCAATTTGTTTGTAGATAGGATGTAGATCCAAATCCATATTGATATCATGTGCTATCTGCGTTACCTGTGACTCTGTAAAGCAGTGGTCAGGGTGTAGTAGATCGCAACATGGAACTCTTTTCTCTATGAGTTCATTAAGATTCATACGAATCTCATAGTCTCTGTATACTGGCATTGTATTGGTCTTTATATTTAATTATAACACATATATTACCAATCGTCATCCCAATCTAATTCTTCTTCATCTCCCCACATGATATTATATGACTCTGCATCTTCTAAATCAAAGTGATTAATACCCCATTGCAGCATTTTATATCCTTCCAAACTACTGAATGATATAGTGCTGTCTCCCTCATTCATGGCAAATCCACGTTTTAACCACTCTGTAATATCATGGTCTGGATATGCATCCATCATCATAGTGACTAACTCTTCAAATTTTTCACGATCCAGATGTTTATATTCGTTCCATGGATAATCTTGGTGTTCTTGCCACACTGGTTTATGTCCATCATAGAACATTGTCATCTGTCAAATACCTCAATGTGTTTTGTTACCCATTGTCCCGCATAGTTCAGCACTGCTTCCTCCATCGTAAATGGTTCTTCTGTATATTCTATCAGATAACCTTTGTTTTGGAAAGTCACTGTTATTGGATCATTACTTGATCTGAATATATGTCCTTCTGCTACTTCTTTATTACCATATGCACAGTTTTCTGTAGGTATGAGATATGAGTTACTATACATTGGTTGAAACATAGTCTGTTTGTCTATAACGTGCACAAAACGTCGTAGACATGGCATCTCTCCTGCATCAGGGTCGATACCAACACACATAGCACTTCCATTATCGGTCAATGATGTAAACCTAGTAAGTCCAGACACACGAAAACTTAGGTTAGCACCTGGTCTAAACCTAAGATATTGTGGATATCTTGCTGTCTCACTCATCCACATGCCTTTAGTAAATATAAGGCATCTGCTGTGTGCATAGAAACGTCTGAGATAATCATTAGGAAAATCCTTATTCTTATCAGGCCATAGACTCTTCGCTAGTTCTATGTGTTCGTCTTTAATATAATATTTGTGCTCTTCTGGGTCATCACCAAAAAACTTAAACCCTTGTTTGCATCCTCTATGATATAAGACAGTCAAATGATCTAATTGATCATTGATTGTGTATTCATGCTTCATCTATTCACGATTTCAATAAGTCCGTCCTCTATTTGATTTAACCAGTCTGTAGTAAATTGTCTTACATCTGGTTCACCCATAGTAAATTCTACTATGACTGTAGGTTGATCAACTGTTATTTGTATTGTAGTAGGGTCTGATATTGGAAATGGATAATGTTGTCTCAATAAAGTTTTATGATACCAACAATCATGCATTGGTACTATTATACTACCAATACTCTGCGGTGTAAAGCTATCGTTTTCTTTTATGAAATGTATCTTTCTACCTGTAGAAACCTTACTATCAAATCCTGAGCATGCTACAACTCCTCCTCCTTCCATAGATGTTAATCTATTCAAGCCAGGAAATCTAAAATTTGTATGTGCACCATTATGATATATTATAGAATATTTTGCGGGTTTTAGTGAACAACTCTTCCATGTGCTGCCGAATGATACTGTTCTATAGTGAACTTGATATGTCTGTCCACACTCCCGTATAATATCCTCATATCCTGCCACGTTCCCGTTAGGGTTGTTCTTGATATGCTCTGTTACAATATCATCAGTGGAATCTAGTATGATTTCTTTTGTGGGGTCAGGATCATTACCAAATATTTTTTTACCTTGCTTTGCAAATTTGCATGAGTATACTGTTACACCGAACTGTGATATACTTTGTCCAAATGAATATTGAGATATTCTCGCGTCTTGTGTAGTAGCAAGTTCTTGCATATTAGTCCTCTGCTAGTTCAGCACTAAGTGCTTCAAACTGCTCGTCAAAATCATCTTCACTGAATATATTGACAATTTGTGCTGCTGATAATGTGGGATCCACATGAGTCTCCTCTTTTATTGCTTGATTCTGTTGATGCTTCATCAACTCTACCATATCTACCTTTTGTTCTACACCCATCATTGCTGCTAACACTTGCTTACTGGCGTCCATGTTACACTCTGCTAATCTTGAACTTTCAACAGCGTTGTATACGTATTGTGCAATTTGAAATCTTATAGGTTCCTCATGGTCTGGTCTCATAGAATCTAAATCCATGAATAGAGGACCGTACCAGTCATCATTATTAAGTGTACCATCATTATAGAATACTTGAAATTCACCAGTATCAATGTCGTAATTTTTTACGACAAAACTTGGTGCTACCTCTGCATCTAATCTAAATTGTGGGTCTATGTCTTCTAATGACATAATAATTCTCCTAAGTTAGTTTACTGAGTTACCTCTGCGGTCTCCATTACCAGAACCATCTGCTGATAATTTATAACTCCATCCATCAATGGCGTTTCCTGCGGTTCCTCGTGTGCCACCTTGGTTGTTTTGTGGATTAAAACCATTTTGACCAAGACCTCCACCATTACCACCAGATCTGGCAGATCCACCACCATTGTTACCACCTTGTCCACCGCCATTTGCTTGACCATTTTGTGAACCGTTACCACCATTACTACCGCCAGGATAACC